GCCGCGCTGCTGGCGCTGGCGGACCGGCCGCGGAGCTGGGCGGAAGCGAACGGGTATCCGGCCGGCGTCACCGCGCGCGACGTCGGGCTGGCGAGGGGTGCCATCGCATGACGCTGAAGTGGGAAGCTGGCGTAGCGTGGTCGGCGGTCACCATCACGCTCAACAGCGTCGCCAACGGCAGCATCGCCATCGGCAGCACGGTGATCGCCAACGGCACCGACCTGAACCTGCGGCTGGACGCCAGCCTCATCCTGGGTTCGATCACGCCCGGCACCGGCGGGTATGTGGAGCTTCACCTGATCCCGCTGACCCACGACGGCACGAACTATGCCGACGCGCCGATATCGGGCGCCTGCATGGTGGCCGCGCTGCCGCTGTCGTCGGGCGCGAGCATCAAATATGCCGCCTTCATGCCGCCGCGCTCCTGGCTCGAGATCCCGCCGGGTTCGTTCAAGCTGGGCATCGGCAACCGCGCCGGCGTGTCGTTCGCGGGCTCCGGCAACGCGCTGCAATACCGCACCTATCGCCTCGGGTAACCGGCGATGATCGCCGGATACAAGCCGCGGACACTGCTGAACCGCGGCGATCCGCGGCTGCGCGGGATCCTGACCTGGCTGTCCCTCGACGGGCACTTCGTCAACACGGGCACATTCGGCGGGCAGATCAACATCCCGCCGTCCACGACGGGCTGGGCGCCATCTCCGCTTGCCGGCACCTTCTGGGCCGGCGACGCCACACCATCCAGTTCGCAAATCACGTCGCTGTTCACCACGACGCTGATGGGCGTCAACGGCGCGGCGCGGCGCACGATCTTCCTTGAGGGGTGCCTCGACCCCACCGAGACGAACGGCTCCGGCTTCTTCATCTTCGGCGGATCCGGCGCGAACAACTTCCTTGCGGTCGGCAACTACACGTCCGGCAACTTCGGGGTCGATGTTGGTGGCGGGACATCCGTCACGCTTGGGACGACAGCCGGCGGCCAGACTTCCACGTCGGAGTTCTTCCGGGCTGTCGTGCGCTACGACGGCACGACACTCTTCCTCGACGTCTATTCCTTCAACCCCAGCACCCGCGCATGGACGCGGAGCTCCGGCTCTGTCGCTGCCGCCCTGACCACTGCGACGGCAGCAGGCACCGAACTGGGCATCAACTATTACGGCTCGACGCTGGCCCCGAGTGACGTCTCCGGCCTGTCCTATCTCGGCATCCTCGGCGGCGCGCTGTGGACCGACGCCGAGACGCAGGCCTTCCTGGTGGACCCGTCGCCGCTGTGGAGTCCGGCGCCGACCAGGGCGCGCCTCTACCAGGTGCCCGGGCCGCCGAACACCACTTACAACGACACCATCTCCGGTAGCGCCACGGCGGCGGACAGCGTCACGGCGACCCTCACGACGGGCGCCACCGTCTCCGATGCCGCCACCGGCGCAGACAGCCTATCCGTCGCGCTGACTGCCCGGCCGACGCTCTCGGATGGCGCGACCGCGGCGGACAGCTCCACGGCCGCGCTGACTGCCCGCCCGACGCTGTCCGATGCCGTCGCTGGCGCCGACAGTGCCGCGGCGGCGCTGACCGCGAACGCCGCGACGTCCGACGCGGTCACGGCCGGCGACGCCGTCACGGGCGGCAAGGTGACATCGGACGCCCTGCCCGACACGGTGGCGGGCGCCGACAGCCTGGCCGTCGACTTGACCGCCCGGCCGGCCGTCTCCGATGCGGTCACCGGCGCGGACAGCCAGGCGGCGGCGCTCACCGCTCGCCCTGCGCTGTCCGACAGCGCGGCGGCCAGCGATGTCATCGCGCCGGCGCTGACCACCAGCGCCACCGTTGCGGACGCCGTCACCGGCGCCGACGCAGTGACCGGGGTCAAGGTGACCTCGGCCACCATCGCGGACGGCGCGACCGCCGGCGAGGCCGCGGGGGTGGCGGTCACCTTCGCGGCGACGCTGTCCGACAGCGTGACCGCGGCGGACGGGGCGACCGGCACCACCGGCGAGCAGGTGGCGGATGACGTCACGGCCGGCGACGCCATGGCCGCGTCGGTCACCTTCGGCGCCACGATCGCGGACAGCGCCGCGGCGGGCGACGACGTCACGGCCAGCGGCGGCACACCGCCGGCGCCCAGCACCGGCATCACCGGCGGCGGGCCATGGGCGCCGATGCCCAGGCGCCGGCGCTGGCGGGTGCGGACGCCGGGCGGGCTGCTGGAGGGATTCGACACTGCCGAGGCGGCGTGGGCGCGGTTCCGCGAGTTCTACGGGCCGCCGGAGCCGGAGCCGTCCGCCACCAGGAAGGCGCCGCGCCAGATCGTGATGCCGGCGCTGCCGGCCCGCACGGTCGCCTTCGACGGCGCCGACGCCACGCGCTCCTTCGCCCGGCTGCTGCGCGACATGCAGGCAGAGCGCGAGGGCGAGGCCCGGGCGCGCGTGGCGGCCATGCTGGACCAGATCGCCTTCGACGCAGCTCGCCGCGCGGCGCAGCTCGAGGAGGACGACGAAGCGGCGGCAATCCTGCTGCTGCACTGACCAGAGGACGACATGGCAGAGATGGATGGCGCCGCCCCGGGCGGGAGCGCCGAAAGCGAAGCCGCACCTGCGGAGGACATCATCACCCAGCCCAACCCGGCCGAGCAGGACGGGCAAGGCGAGGGGGCGGAGGCCCAGCAGGAGGCGCCGGAGGAGATCGAGTTCGACTTCGGCGGCAACAAGCTGCGGATCCCGAAGGGCACGCTGCCCGACGAGATCGCGGAGAAGCTGGACCAGTTCACCAAGGGGACATGGTCCGACTACACCCGCAAGTCGCAGGAGGTGGCCGAGCAGCGGAAGGCGCTGGCGGCCGAGGCGGAGTATGTGGCGAGGGTGAAGGCCCTCACCGACGAAGGTCAGCGCACCTTCGCGCGGGGGCTACAGCTCCGCGAGGAAGTCGAGCAGCTTGCGAAGGTAGACCTGCAGGCGCTGTGGCAGTCCCAGCCGGACCAGGCCAGGCGCGTGTCGGATCTGCTGGCGCAGAAGCAGCTCGAGTTCCAGCGCGTCGTTGCCAAGGTCGGAGAATACGAGGCGCAGGCCACGCGCGCGGAGCAGGAAGCCCTTGCACGCCGCGAGCAGGATGGCCGCGACTACGTGGCGAAGACCGTCAAGGGCTGGTCGGACACGCACGCGGCGGAGGCTGTGGCTTATGCCGTGAAGCATGGCGTCCCGGAGGATCAGGCCAAGCAATGGGCCCGCTATCCACGTGAAGCCATCTGGGCGTGGAAGGCCGCGCAGTTCGACAAGCTGCAGGCCGCGGCCAAGGCCCCGCCGAAACCTGCCGCTGCACCCACTGCCCCCGTCGCTGCCGTGAGAGGGCGCCCGGCACCCGCCGCGCCCGATCCGGAGAGCATGTCGGACGATCAGTGGTTGAAGTGGCGCAACGCGCAACTCGCCAAGCGAGGCCGGCGCTGACCGGACGCTAGGCATACCGGGAAAGGGCGGGCGGCGCATGGTCGCCCGCGGACATCATGGCGAACGCCCTTCTTACTCCGAACCAGATCACGCGCGAGGCTCTGCGCGTGCTGCACCAGAAGCTGAACTTCGTGGGCGCAATCAACAGGAGTTACGACGACAGCTTCGCCAAGGACGGCGCGAAGATCGGCTCGGCGCTGCGCATCCGCCTGCCGAACCAGTACACGGTGCGGACCGGCGCGAACCTCTCGGCGCAGGACACGACCGAGAACCAGGTCACCCTGAACGTCACCACCCAGAAGGGTGTGGACACGCAGTTCACCAGCGCCGACCTCACCCTGTCGCTGGACGACTTCTCCCAGCGCATCATCAACCCGGCCATGGCCGTGCTCGCCGCCGCGATCGAAGCCGACGCCTTCAACATGGCGCTGGACGTCTACAACGCCGTGAACAACATCGGCAGCGCGATCACCTTCAAGAACACGCTGCAGGCGCGGAAGATCCTGAACGACAACCTGGCGCCGATGGACGGCAGCAGGTCGGTGATCCTGAACACCCAGGACAACGTCGACCTGGTGGACGCGCTGAAGGGCCTGTTCCAGGACAGCTCCGAGATCAAGGCGCAATACCGCGACGGCGTCATGGGCCACACGGCCGGCTTCGAGTTCAGCGAGAACACGCTGCTCCCGACGCAGACCACCGGCACGGCGCTGTCGGCCACCACCTACACGGTGAACGGTGCCTCCCAGGTCGGCAGCGCGGTCACCGTCGCCACCGGCGCGACCACCTTCAAGAAGGGCGACGTGGTCACCTTCGCGGGCTGCAACAGCGTGCACCCCGAGACGAAGGTGAGCACGGGCATCCTGCAGCAGTTCGTGGTGACGGCCGACTACGCCGGCGGCGGCGGCAACCTGGCGATCAGCCCGGCCATCGTCACCAGCGGCGCGACGCAGAACGTCTCCGGCAGCCCGACCAACGGCGGCGCGGTGACGAAGATCGGCGGCGCCTCGGCGATCTACAAGCCGAGCCTCGCCTTCCACAAGGACGCCTTCACCTTCGCCACCGCCGACCTGGTGCTGCCGAAGGGCGTCGACATGGCGAGCCGGGCCGTGATGGATGGCCTGAGTATGAGATTGGTGCGGCAGTACGACATTAATTACGATCGTTTTCCGGTTCGTTTGGATTTGCTCTATGGCTATCAGACCATCCGGCCGCAGCTCGCCGCGCGCATCCTGTCCAACTAGCAGCCGGGGCGGGGCCTTCGGGCCTCGCCCACCCCTTCGCAGGAGCAAGCGATGTTCCATGAGTTCCCGAAAAGCCTCTACCTTCGCGGCTGGGCTGATCTGTCCGCTACCGTGGTGGTGCACGACGCCGCGGCAGAGGCCGAGGCCCGCGAGGCGGGCTACCGCATGCTGTCCGATCCGGAGGATCCTCCCGAGACCGTGGCGGCCAGCGACAGCATGGAGGCCGAGGTGGTGCCGGCGCCGGAGATAGTGCCGCCCGAGCCCGAGCCGCGCCGCCGCCGGAGCTGATCCATGACCCTGCTGTCGATCATCAACGACGTGGCCGATGAGGTCGGCCTGCCTCGCCCGGCGGTCGTCATCGGCAGCACGGACGGCGCGGTGCAGAAGATGACCCGCATGGCGACCCGCACGGCGCGCGACCTGGTGACGCGGGTGCCGTGGCGGCAGTTGCGGAAGGAGGTCACCTTCACGGCCGTCGCCGGCGAGGCGCAGGCGGGCGTGCTGCCGGCGGACATGGACCGCCTCATCGCGGAAACCCTGTGGGACCGCACCTTCCGCCGCCTGATCGCCGGCGCCATCCCCGCGGTGCAGTGGCAGTCGATGAAGGCGACCCTTCCCAGCGGCGGCTTCGATCGCTGGTTCACCCTGCGCGGCACCTCGATCCTGATCTATCCCGGCATGGCCGGCGGCGAGGCCTGCGCCTTCGAGTACGTGTCGCGAAACTGGTGCGCCAGCAGCGGCGGCACCCCGCAATCCGCATGGGCGGCCGACACGGACGCGGCGGTGCTGGATGAGGAGCTGCTCACGCTCGGCACCGTCGCGGCCTACCTGCGCAGCGAAGGTCAGCCATGGGAAGCGGCGCGGGCCGACTTTGAGAGCTACCTCACCAGCCAGGCCGCAAACAACATGCCGAGCAACGGCACCGCCAACACGGCCGAGGTGTTCGGTGGCGTGCGGGCATCGCCGGGCGCTCCGGCGCCGAACGCGGGGGCCTTCATCCCATGGTGAGAGTGGTGCCGTCCCGCTCCGTCTCGCTGCCGCCGCCGGTCGGCGGATGGGACACGCGGGACGCGCTCGCCGACATGCCGCCGACGCATGCCGTGGTGCTGGACAACTGGTTCCCGGGCACCGACCGCGTGGCGATCCGGCCGGGCTACACGGCGCACGCCACCGGCCTCGGATCGGCCGTCGAGACGCTGCTGCCCTACTCGCCCGCCAACGGCTCGCCCCGCCTCTTCGCCGCGGCGGGCACCGTCATCCGCGAGGTGACGACGGCGGGCGCGGCCGGCTCGGCTGTCGTCACCGGCCTGTCGAACGCGCGCCTGCAGTCGGTGCAGATGGGCACCGCCGGCGGGCAGTTCCTCTTCTGCTGCAACGGCGCCGACACGCCGCGCCTGTTCGACGGCTCGACCTGGGCGAACACCACCATCACCGGGCCGACCGTCGCCAATCTGGCGTGGTGCAACATTCATCAGCGGCGCCTCTGGGTCGGCGAGAAGAACAGCCTCACGGCCTGGTATCTGCCGGTGAACACCATCGGCGGCGCCGCGGCGCAATTCCCGATGGCGGGGCTGGCGTCGCTGGGCGGGTCCATCGCCGGCATGGCGGTGTGGTCGCGCGACAGCTACGGCCAGGGCATGCAGGAGCTCGCCTGCTTCGTCACCACCGAAGGCGAGATGATCATCTATGCCGGCACCGACCCGGCATCGGCCTCCACCTGGGGCCTGCTGGGCGTGTGGCGCCTCGGCCGGCCGATCGGCGCGCGCTTCTTCCAGAAGGTCACGTCTGACCTGATCCTGTTGACGCAGGACGGGCTGCTCGCGGCGTCCACCATCATGCCGACCGATCGCGCGCAGACGGAGCGGGTGGCGCTCTCGGCGCAGATCAACAAGGCGGTCAACGCGGCGGTGCGGACCTCCGGCGGCATGTTCGGCTGGCAGCCCTTCATCTACCCGCGCGGCACCATGCTGATCCTGAACGTGCCGGAGACCGCGACCACGGCGATCCAGTTCGCATGGAACACCATCACCAACGCGCCGTGCCGCTTCGTCGGCATCCCGGCGGTGACCTGGGCCATGTGCGGGGAGGAGCCCTACTTCGGCGGGCTTGACGGTGTCGTCTATCGCTTCGACGCCGAGCAGAGCGACAACGGCAGTGCGATCGACGCGGATGCGCTGCAGGCATTCAACTATCTCGGCTCGCCCGGCCAGAAGAAGGCCTGCAAGCTGATCGAGTGCCTGTTCGATGCCAACACGGACCCCGGCGCCGCGATCGAGGTCGCAACGGACTTCGACACCACGCTGGGCGCAACGCTGCCGGCGCCGTCCGTCGCCAGCGCCACCACGGCGAAGTGGGGCTCGAGCAAGTGGGATGCGTCGCGGTGGAGCATCGCGCTTCGCGTCTGGCGGGGCTGGCGCGGCGCGCGCGGGGTCGGCCGGGCCATCGCGCCGCGGGTGCGGGTCGCGAAGAAGGGCGCGGCGGTGGCCTGGACGGCCACGAACCTGACCTTCATCCCGGGCGGGCAGCTGTGATCATCTTCGCCCGAACCCCAGAGGAGCGCCAGGCGCTCCGGGAGTGGGCGGGCAGCCGCATCCCGAACGTGGGGAAAGATGGCTTCGACCCCGGCGCGCAGTGCGCGGCGGTCATCCGCAACGGGGCGCTGGCGGCCGTGGTGCTGTTCCACGACTGGCAGCCGCTGGCGCGCACGCTGCAATGCTCCATGGCCGCCGACACGCCTGCCTGGGCATCGCGCGCGGTGCTGCGCGGCCTGTTCGGCTACGCCTTCGTCACCGCCGGGGCAAACAAGCTGTGGACCGCCATGCCGCACACGAACGCGCGGGCGATCCGCTTCAACGTCGGCATCGGGATGAAGCGGGAGGCGGTGCTGCGGCACCACTTCGGGCCGAAGGTGCATGCCGTGATTTGCAGCATGCTGCGCGAGGAATGGGCGCGCGGCCCATGGGGAGCGGACTGATGGCCTACGACTATGACCCGCTGAACCTCTCCGATCCCAACCACCCCTTCGCGCGCCTCGGCGCCGAGCTGGCGGCGGCGCAGCAGCAGGGCATGCGGCGGCGGTCGCTGGCGGACCAGCTGCAGGGCTACCCGGCGCCGCAGATGCCGCAGCAGCAGACGCGGCTGGCGGGGATGCTCGGGCAGCCGATGCAGGCGCAGCAGATGCCGATGGGGCAGATGCTGCCGGCGATGCAGGCCATGTTCGGCCAGCAGCCGAAGTTCGGCAGCGGCGCCAGCGTGTCGGCGCCGATGCAGAGCTGGGACCCGAACAAGCCGGATGCGGCCGGCGTCCAGGCGAGCGGCTTCGGTGGGTGGTTGCAGAGCCTGTTCGGCGGCGGCGGCCCCGGCGGCGCGGCGAAGGGCTAGGAGCGAGACCATGGGCAAGAGCAAGGCACCGGCCGCGCCGGACCCCTACGCGACGGCGCAGGCGCAGGGGGCGATGAACAAAGACACCGCCATCGCGCAATACAGGCTGAACGCCACCAACCAATACACGCCCTATGGCAGCCTGGAATACCAGCAGACCGGCCAGTGGGATGACGGGACGCCGCGGTTCTCGGCGACGCAGCGGCTCGGCGACAGCGAACAGCGGCAGCTCGACCTGTCGAACCGGGCGCAGGAGCTCTATGGACAGGCCGGCGTGTCGCAGCTCGAGCGGCTGCAGGGCACCATGTCGTCGCCGTTCGCGCCGTCGCTATCGGGCGGCATCGGCGACTATTCGGCCATGTTCAGCCGCTACGGCGACCCGAACATCGGCCGCGACCAGGTCGAGAATGCACTGATGTCGCGCATGCAGCCGCAGATTGACCGGGACCGCGCGGCGCTGGAGACGCGGCTCGCCAACCAGGGCATCGGCTACGGCTCCGAGGCCTACTCCGGCGCGATGGACGACTTCAACCGCGGCGTGAACGACGCGCGGCTCGGCGCCATCACGCAGGCCGGACAGGAGCAATCGCGCCTCGCCGGGCTCGCGCAGAACGATGCCGGGTTCCAGAACGCCTATCGCCAGCAGTCGCTGCAGGAACAGATGGCGCTCCGCAACCAGCCGCTGAACGAGCTGGCCGCGCTGCTGTCCGGGTCGCAGGTGCAGATGCCGCAATTCACAAACACGCCGCAGACGGGCGTGCAGGGCTCGGACCTCTCCGGCAACGTCTACGCCGGATATCAGGGCCAGGTCGGCGCCACCAATGCGAAGAACGCACAGACGGCCGCCACCGCCGGCGGAGCGGCCAGCCTCGCGGCAGCCGTCGCCATCGCCATCTGATGCCGCCCCTGCCCGACTTCTCCCGCATCGCCGAGCACGAACGCGTCGCGCTCGGCTACTCCGGCGGGAAGGACTCCACCGCGGTCCTGACCATGCTTCGCGAGGCCGGGCTGCTTGACCGCGTGACGGTCTACCACCTCGACACCGGCGACCTGCTGCCGGAGATGGTGCAGCACGTGGCGCGCATGACCGCCGACCTGCCGCACTTCGTGCACATCCAGACCGACGTCCGCGGCTGGCAGTGGCAGCACGGGTTGCCGTCCGACCTGGTGCCGCACACCCAGCACTGGATAGGCCAGCAGATGGGCGAGGGCAGGGGGACGCGGCTGGTCGGCCGTTATGATTGCTGCTGGGCGAACCTGATGGCGCCCTTCTTCGATCGCGTCGCGGAGGACGGCAACACGCTTCTGATCCGCGGCACCAAGCGCGCGGACATGGCGCGGCTGCCGGCCAGGACGGGCGACATGGCCAGCGGGGTGGAGCTGCTCTACCCGCTTGAGGATTGGTCGCACAACGATGTGCGGGCCTACCTCGAGAGCCGGGGCGTGGCGCTGCCGCCGATGTATCAGCGCATGGTCAACGCGCCGGAGTGCGCCCGGTGCACGGCGTGGTGGGGCGAGGGGCGAGGGGCCTACCTCGCCGAGCGATACCCTGATCTGCACCGGGACTATGCGGACCGAATGCGGCTGGTGATGGCCGAGGTGGGGGTCAGCAGCGCGCCTCTGGCCGGCGAGCTCGAGGCGTGCGGCATCGCATGATGAGCGCCGACTACCTGGCCGCGATCCAGGCGGCCACGCCGGAGGTGGGGCGCCGCGGGCACCGGGTGCTGCACGGGGCAATGCTGGCGGACACCGAGGCCGAGCATGTCCGCGCCCTGGCCGACATGATGGACCTCCCGCAGGGAGCTCTGGTGGCGGACCTGGGTTGCGGCATCGGCGAGGTGGCGCGCCTGATGGGCGCCGATCGGCCGGATCTGCGGTGGGTTCAGGTGAACCTGTCGGAGGCGCAGATCCGGCAGGCGGACGGCGCCCGGGTGGTGGCCGACTTCCACGCGCTGCCGCTGGCGGACGCGAGCGTCGACGCGGTGCTGTTCCTGTTCAGCCTCTGCCATGGCGACCTGGGGGCGGCGCTGCGCGAGGCGGCGCGCGTCACGCGGCCGGGCGGCCTGTGCTTCATCTTCGATCTAACGCGGGAAACCGGGAACAACCGGGCGTCGAAGGCGGCGCTGTTCGCGCGGTTTCATTCGGCCGAGCGGCTGTCGGCTGCGGCACGCAAGGCCGGATGGCGTGTGGATTACGGTATGTTGATGCCAGTCAAGCGCAACATTCTCCGCGAGCTTCTGGCGGAAGACTATCGAAAAATACTTGGCGGCTACTGCTTTCCGTCCACATGGCGGCTTGTGAGGTGCGCAAATGGCGGATGACATCGTCAGCCAGTACTACCTGGCCAACGCGCTGCGGCAGGGGCAGCGCCAGAGCCCGCGCTCCATGCTCGCGCAGCGCATGATGCAGAACGCCCTGGACACGTCGCCGACCACGCCGCTGGGGGCGCTGGCGCGCGCGCTGACCGGCGTGGTGTCGGCCTACACGCTCCGGCAGGCCGAGGAAGGCGACCGGCTCGACCAGAAGCAGGCGCTGTCCGCGCTGATGGACCGCGACCAGCAGCAGCAGGACGAGGCGACGCAGTGGCTCCGCGGCATGCAGCAGGGCGGGCAGCCGCCGGCCGCGGGCGCGGCCCCTGCGCCGGCTCCGGTCACGCGGGAGGCGCTCCCGGCGATCGGCGGCCCGGCGCCGCAGGGTGTGCCTGCCGGCGCATTCTCGCCGGTCGCGATGCGGTCCCTTGTCGGCCAGGAGAGCGGCGGCGACCCGAACGCCCGGCCCATCGACAGACAGACCGGCCAGCCGCGATCTTCCGCGCTTGGGCAGGCGCAATTCATCGCCCCGACCTGGCTGGCGTTCGCTGGGGCTAACCCGAACCTGTTCCAGGGGCTGGACCTGAACACGCCGGCCGGGCGCAACGCCGCGCTTGCGCGACGCTCCGATCCGACGCTGACCGAGCCGGCGGTGCAGTGGTATGCCGGCCAGAACGCGCAAGCTCTGCAGCAGGCCGGGCTTCCGGTGACCGACGCATCGCTGGCGGCGGCGCATGCGCTGGGGCCGGCCGGAGCCATCGGTGTGCTGCGCGCCGCGCCGGATACGCCGCTGTCGCGGGTGCTGTCCCCGGCGGCGATCCAGGCCAATCCGCAATACGGCCGGATGACTGCAGGTCAGTTCGTCTCGGATTACGGCGCGCGGTATGCCCCCCGCGCCAGCGTTGTGCAGTTTGCCGGCCCCGGCGCGCCCACCGAGCCGGCGGCACCGGGCGGCACCGTCGATGCGTCGCCCCCGGGCTCGGTGCAGGCCACGCTGGACGCGCTCCGGCAGCAGCAGGGCGCGCCGGCCGCGGCTGGAGGTGGCGCGCTGCCGCCCTCTGCCGCGGCCGCGGCTCCCCCTATGGCCTCTATGCCTTCCGCGCCGGCCGCGCCCACCATCGACATGGCGGCGCTGCAGGAAGGGCTGGCATCGAACAATCCCCGGGTCCGGCGCGCAGCCGAGGCCGCCCGCGACGCGCTTCTGGTGCAGCAGCAGGCGGCCCGGGAACGGCGCGCCGAGGCGGCGGTGCTGCGCCAGGAGGATGCAGCCAGCCGAGCGGAGGCGCGGCAAGAGCTGCGCGACCGGCTGGCGGAGGAGGCGGCCCGGCGGGCCGAGGTCCGCGCCAACCAGGGGCCAATTCCGCAGGGCATGCGGATGAACCCGCAGACCCAGCAGCTTGAGCCGATCCCCGGATTTACGCCCCCGTCGTCGCAGCCCACCGAACAGGAGCGCATTTCCGCTGGCTATGCGTCCCGCATGATGGCGGCGGAGCAGACCCTTTCCCGAGTGGTGCAGGGCGGGTTCAACCCGGGGAACTGGACGGACGCCACGATGGGCAGGCTGCCGATTGTCGGGAACGCCCTGACATCGGAAGGCGGGCAGCTCTACCGCCAGGCCCAGGAGGATTGGGTCAGGGCCAAGCTGCGGCGGGAGAGTGGCGCGGTGATCGGGGCGGAGGAGATGGCGCAGGAGGTCCGGACCTACTTCCCGCAGCCCGGCGACACTCCGGCCATGATCGCGCAGAAGGAACAGGCCCGACGGTTGGCGTCCCAGGCCATGGTGGGCGCGGCCGGGCGCGGGACGATCATCAACCCGCCGGAGACGCCAGCCGCGCCGCCGGCCGGCGCCGTCACGCATCGCTTCAACCCGCAAACCGGCCAAGTGGAGGCAGTGCGCTGACATGCCCATCGTCCAAATGCCGGACGGCGCCCGGATCGAGTTCCCGGACGGGACCTCGCCGGAGGTCATGTCGCGCGCCCTGCAGGCCTTCGCGTCTTCCCGCCAGCCCGCGCAGCAGGGGGCGGGCATGCTGGAGAGCGCCGCCCGTGCCGCCGGGCAGCTCGGCGCCGGCTTCAACGAACGGCTCGCCCAGACGCTGGGCGCGCTGCCGGACCTCTACAACCAGGGGCTCCGCGCGGTCGGTCTGCCGGCCATGCCGGAGGGTGCCTACGCCCAGGGCATCCAGGGCGGCATCAACGCCGTGGTCGGCCAGCCCGCCGCGCCGGACGGAACCCTTGAGCAGCTGGCGCGGGGCGCCGGGCATGGCATCGTGGACACCGCGTCCATCGCGCTGCCGGCGGCGGGGGCGGCCCGCGTCGCCGCCGCGGCCGGGCAGGGCGGCAGCCTGGCAGGGCGGCTCACCGCCGCGCTGGCCCAGCAGCCGGCGATGCAGGCGGCGGCCGGCATGACCGGCGGCGCGGTCGGTGAGGCCACCGATAGCCCGCTGACCGGCACCGCCGCGGCCCTCGCCACCCCCCTGGTGGCGGCGCTCGGCCGGCGCGCCGTCACCCCCATCCCGGCGCAGAACAGCCCGGGCCGGGCGGCGCTGGTGGCGGCGGCGGACCGTGAGGGCATCCCGCTGACCGCCGGCCAGGCGACGGGAAGCCGGTTCCTCCAGAACGTCGAGAGCCAGCTCGAGCAGCTTCCGCTGACCGCCGCGCCGCAACGGGCGATCCGGGAGCATCAGCAGCAGCAGTTCATCCGCGCGGCCATGGAGCGCGCCGGCGAGAGCGCGACCGACACCAGCCCGGCGACGCTGAATGCGGCCCGGGACCGGATCGGAACCGAGATCGGCGCCATCGCCAACCGCAACGTGCTGCAGGTCACGCCGCAGCTCGAGGCGCGGCTGCAGCAGATCGAAGATAGCCTCCGGTTCGTCCCGCCGGAGTCCGCGCAGCCGGTCGCGGCCAGGATCGAACAGCTGCGCGGGATGGTGATCCCGCCGCCAGCGCAGCCGCCCGGGGCGGTGGCCGCCGGCGCGCTGCCCAACCCGACGGTTCCGGGCGCCTCCTACCGCATGCTCGACAGCGAGCTCGGCCGGTCCATCCGCAACACCAGCGACGGCGACCGGCGGGCGGCGCTGGGCCAGCTGCGCGAGGAACTGCGCGCGGCGATGGACGCCAGCATCAGCCGGCAGGACGCGGCGGCCTGGGCCCGGGCGCGGCGCGAGTACGCCAACCTGATGGTGATCGCCAACGCGGCGGGCAGGGCCGGCGCCGGCGCCGCCGAGGGCATGATGTCGCCGGTGGCGCTGCGGCAGGCGCTCGACCGCTCGACGGGCGGCGGCTACGTCTACGGCCGGGGCGACTTGAATGAGCTCGCGCGCGTCGGCCAGGGGCTGCTGCGGCCGCCGCCGGACAGCGGCACGGCCGGCCGGAGCTACGCCAACGCGCTGCTCACCGGCGGCCTGGCTTCAGGTGGCGCTGGTGCTGGTGCGCTCGCCGGCGGGCCGGTCGGTGCCGCGGTCGGCGCCGGCGCATCGCTGGCGCTGCCGCGGCTGGTCCAGATGCTGATGAACAGCGACGCCGGCCAGCGGTATCTGCGCAATCAGCTGCTACCCGGCCGGGTGGTCACGCCTGGCCTGGCCGCGTCGCTGCTGGCGCAGCAGGGCGTCTCACAGGCGGTGCAGCCCTAGGGCGACATCGACATGGAGCGCGCGGCCTTCCAGCCGTAGCGCACCCAGACGATGACGAACATCGTCACCCACGAGCCAGCGAACCCAACGATGAGGCCGCCGAACAGCGGCACCTTCGGGTTCGGGTCATCCGCCAGCGCGAGATAGACCCAGCCTCCGTAGAGGCACGCCAGCGCGAACTGAAACAGCGACCACATGCGGCCGAGCCTAGGGCTCCGGCCGTGCCCTGTCATGTCCGGAGCACCGCATGCCCATCAACACCTCGACCGGCGTCTACTCGGCGCCGAGCAACAGTTGGAACCCGGCGGTCGCGGACACCGTCATCAACAGCGACGACTGGAACGCGATCCGCAATGACATGGCGGACGCGCTGTCCCGCGTCGCCGCGACCACCCGCGCGCTCTGGCCGCTCGCATCCCAGGTGCAGGACGGCGCGCTCGTGTGGGGCGGCACCGCCTCGGGCTCGGCGAACGCGCTCGCGGTGGCGCTCTCCCCGCCAATCACGGCCTACGTGGCAGGCCTCGAGATCAGCTTCATCACCGGGGCCGCGGCCAACAGCGGGGCGGCCACGCTGGCCGTCAACGGGCTGTCGGCGCTGGCGATCAACACCGGCGACGGGACGGCCCCGCTGGCGGCGGGCGACCTGCCGCCATCGTCGCTGGTCACCGTCATGCACGACGGCACGCGGTTCCGGCTGCTGTCGGGGCGGCCCGGCACCGTGTCGGTGAAGGACTTCGGCGCCAAGGGCGACGGCACCACCGACGACACCGCAGCCATTCAGGCGGCTCTGAACTCGCTGGGGGCGACCGGCGGGACGGTGATCGTGCCCAACGGCATGAAGTGCCTGCTGGACAACAATCTGACCATCCCGGTGAGCTGCCATCTGGTGGGGCCGCACAGCTTCGTCGGCACACCCGGCAGCAATGCGAGCGCGCCCTACGGGAATGTCGGCGGGGCGCTGCTGCTGAACTCGGCGAAGACCATCACCGTGAACAGCGGCGCTTCTCTGCGCGGCCTGCTGATCTACCGCAAGGGCATGACATTCCCGGCCGCGAATAGCTCGGCCTTCGCCGGCACCGCGATCACCATCGGCGGCGATGACGCGGCGGTCGCAAGCTGCCTGGTGATGGGCTTCAACAAGGCCGTCTATTCGAGCGGCTACCAGCGGCAGAAGATCGAATACCTGCTGCACGACAACCTCAACGGCATCGAGATCACCAACTGCGCGGACATCGCCTACATCTCGAATTGCCACGCCTGGCCGTTCAGCAATATCGGCGTCGGCGGCAGCTACACCAACATCACGCGCAGCGGGACGGCCTATTACCTTCACGACCTCTGCGACTGGGGGAAGATCACCGACTGCTTCTCGTGGGGCTACAACATCGGCTTCCGCATCACGTCGGCCAACAGCTGCACCCTGCTGGGGTGCGGCGCCGACAACGCCTATAGCGGCGGCCCGCTGAACACCGGGTCCATCGGGTTCTACATCAGCGGCACGTCCACCGACACGACGCTCGATAACTGCCAGGCCGCGGCGCAGGAGGCGCAAGGCGTCTACGTCAACACCGCCGGCGGCGTGCAGACCAAGATCACCAACCTGTCGGTGTGGGGCGGCGACAGCGGCACCGATGGAATCCTGATCGACAGCGGCGACGTCACCGTGCTGGGCGGCATCATCCGCAGCCAGAACAACGGCGTCCGGGTCACCAGCACCGGCGTCCGCGTCTTTGTCGACGGCGTGCGCTTCGAGACGATGCTCAACAAGCCGATCCTCGCCAGCACGCCGTCGAGCCTCGTCTTTGTTGGCGACAGCGTCGACTATTCCAACTTCACAGGCAGCCCGGCGCCGAGCCTGCTCTGCCAGAGCGTGGCGAGCGCCGCGTCGGTGGTGCTGCCGAACAGCGGGAGCACCTTCAACATCACCGGCACCACGAACTTCGGCACACTCGGCCACGGCTGGGCGGGGCGCGAGGTGTCGCTGATCTTCGCCAGCTCCCTGACCGTGTTCAACGGCACGGGCGCAGTGACGAACATGCGGCTCGACGGCGGCAGCAACTTCGCCGCGGCGGCGGGATCGTGCCTGACGCTCCGGCACAACGGGGTCCAATGGTATGAGGTGGGGAGGTCCGCATGATGGCCGATGGCGATTGGGCGCGGGCGACCAGCATGGCCGGCGCGGCGGCCGTCGTGGGCGCGGCTGCGCGGGTGCTGATCCTGCTGCATGGCGGCGTGCGGGGCTGGGTGGCGCTGCTGATCGAGGCCGGCGTCGGCGGGCTGCTCGGCGTGATCGCGGCCGGCGCTGCGGTCTGGTGGGATCCGGCGCTCCGCGACATGGGCTGGCCCCTGCTCATCGTGTCATCCGTCGCGGGATGCGCCGGAGCGATCGGGACGCGGCTCCTGGATGTCGTCATCGCCGCCGCGGAGAAGCGCGCCGGCTTGTAGGCCCCGCGGCCGGGCAGGCCGCACTCCCACACGGAGACCTCACATGAGCAGCATCATGGCCGGACAGATCCGGACCGTGCTCGCCGCCGGCGGCGGCGTCATCCTCGCACTCGGCGTCGCGGATAAGGGCACCGTCGACGTGGTCACCGAAAACGCCGGCACGGTCATCGACGCCACCCTCACCATCTGGGGCGCCGGCCAGATCATCGTCACCGCGATCTGGTCCTGGTGGGCGAAGCGCAAGGCCGCGAAGGCCTCGTGAACCTGGGGCAGGCGGTCGCGAGCTTCCTCGCGGCCATCGCGCTATTCTTCGTGGAAGTCGGCCGCAAGGTCGGCGCAAGCGAGGAGCAGCGCCGCATCCTCGAGGATCTGGCCCGCACGACAGCCGAGGCCAAGACGCGCGCGGATGCGGCGGTGGCCGAATACCGGGCCAAAGGCGGCGCCAAGGGCGCGTTGCGGCGAGGGGACTTCTGACCATGACGCAACTCGACCTGGCGCCGCTCGCGGCTGACAGGCGGCGCGCCTACGTGCTGTCCAGCGCCATCCGCCCGGCGCTGGATGAGCTGCCGCCGCTGCCGCGCCCGGAGCGGGCAGAGCAGCTGCTACTGACCATCGCTGGCGTCGAAAGCGGCTGGCTTCACCGGCGGCAAATGGGCGATGGGCCCGCGCGAGGGCTCTGGCAATTCGAGCGCGGCGGTGGTGTCGCCGGCGTGCTGCAGCACCGCGCCACGGCCGCGCTTGCTGCTGCCGCGCTGCGCCGCCGGCAGATCCCAGCCGCGCCCGACGCGGCCTGGCGGGCGCTCGAGCACGACGACGTGCTCGCCGCAATCTTCGCCCGGCTGCTGCTACTGTCGGACCAGGCGCCGCTGCCCGGCGACGTCGTAGCCGGCCGGGAGGTCTACCTGCGCACCTGGCGTCCGGGGAAGCCGTGCTCGGCGGCGAAATGGTGGGAGACATGGTCGCTGGCCGCGGCCGAGGGCGGGCGGTGAGGGCGGCGGCGCTGGTGGTGCTGGCGCTGCTCGCCGCATGCGCCGAGCGGGAGCGAATCGTCCAGATCCCATGCCGGCCCGGCGCGCTCGCCACCTACAGCGCGGCCGAGCAGCTCGCCATGGCCGATGCGCTCGACCAGGTGGGCGACGCATCGCCGCTGCGGCGGGCCATGGAGGACTACGGCGTGCTGCGGGCCGAGCTGCGGGCGCTCCATGCCTGCTGGTGATCGGTCTGCCGCGCCGAACAGCAGAAAGCCCGCCCGGGGATGCCTGGGCGGGCTTTCTTGCGTCTGGGGCCCGGAGACGAAGCCGGCCTCGCGAAAGTGGGGTTTCTTACAGCGTTTCGGGCAGGATGATTTCGGCGGTCACCCGCAGCCGCGTCCCGGGCGGGAAGTCCTTGGCGAACACCTTGAACCCAGGTCCAGATATGAAGCCGGCGTTGCTGAAGAAACGCCCGTGCGGGCGCTGATCTGACGTGTCTTCCCACACCCGCACGCGGTTCGTAGTGGACAGCACGTCATCGGGCTGCGTGTGCCTGACGCAGCGCCATCTGCCGTAGCCGTGGTGGCGGTCAAGCAGGCCGTATTCGGCGCGCGTGTCCGCGGTGAAGTTGGCATATTCGGTGCAGCCTTCGTGACCGCACTTTGCTCTGTATGTCATTTGCCTGCGGCTCACGTTGGCCTCCGGGAAATTGGGGTTTGGAATACGGGTCAGGCGTCAACGAAACAGCCGCAGCCGCCGAAGGCGAATGCGTCCACCTGGCCGCCCGCCTCAATCCGCTCCCTGAACGCCCGCAGGGTGAGCGGCTTCTTCTTCCCGTCGCCGCCGCGGTCCGTCATCATGGACACGTCGCCGAGCAACTCGCGCATGCTCTCCTCCATCTCCTCCCAGGCGGCGTAGACCGCCGGGCGGGCGCGGAGCAGGTGCGCCCATTGCCCCTGGCCTGCCTTGCAACAGCCCCCGCCGCAGTTGTCGTGCGGGAACCCGGAGACGTAGGACCGGGACGGAGCAAGGCCGCGCTCCCTGGCGATGCGGATCATCTCTGGCTTGAGAAGGAAGGGCGCCTCCATCATGGGCGCCTCGTAGGTCCACCCATCGGCCGCGCGCCGAGGCCGCAGGCCGCCGCCCTCTCCGTCATCGAAGCGGTGCCCCTCCATCCAGTCGATCCCGACGTAGATGGTGGTGGCGGCCTTGTCGCAGTTCTCCTTGAGCCAGCGGTCGGCCGGCTTGCGCTTGAGGATCTTGCTGCACGGGTCCACCCGGCTGTTCCCGAGGAACCGCTCGTCCCGGAACACCTCGAACGGCGTGCGGCCGTCCGCGATGCGGGTGATCGGCACCCCGATGTCCGCCGCCGCTTCGTCGATGAACCGGTATAGGTCCGGGTCCTCGATGAGCGTGTCGCAGAACAGCAGGGTAAGGCCAGCGGTCCCGTGCGCGTCAGCGACGCGGCGCGCGGCCATCCACGAGCCAATTCCGCCGCTGAACATCACAACCCGCTTCCGCATGTCTGCCCCTTAGGCGATATCTCTCTTGGGTTTGGTAGAAGATCAGACTGGGGTTTCGTATTTAGTTCTGGATCACGTCGAAGCCGTGGCCGAGGATGGCCGCCACAGCCTCGTCGGACAGGGCGCGCGAGGCGTGCAACTGCTCGACCAGCCGGCCGATTAGCTCGGCCGTCTCGCGGTGCTGGGCGGAGACGCGCTCCAGCTCCCCGTCTCTGTCGCCGTCTTCAAGGCAGGCAACCTCGACAGCGTCCGCGATCGAGAGTTCCCGCGCAGTGCGCGACCAGCGGTGCTTCAGCTTCATATCGTCCTCCAAGGCCAGGTTAGTCTTCGCCGCCCATCTCTGCGGTGCTCATCGCCGCGAACCCGTAGTAATCCTTGGGCTGCGGCAATGGGGCGGTCCTGGCGGCCAGAGCCTGCGCCTCGGCAAGGGTAAGTTCACCAGAACGGACGCGGGCGATGATGGCTGCGCGCTTGGCTTCATTCTCGGTCATGTCGGCCTCCTAGCCGGGGGTTTCGTATCAGGATTTCGGTTCGATGATGAAAGCGGCGATATGCCGGCCGGTCCCCTTGCCCTGGGATCCATCCTCCGTCGCCAGCCACCGCACATCGCCAAGGTTGCGGACCTTGGCGCCGGCGCCGAGCAGCATCAGGACCCACTTGTCGATGGGATACACCAGAACTGTGCGCCGGCCCTTCTCGGCTTCGGCCAGGGCTTTCCGCGCCCATGCGGTCGGCCCCTTCTTCCGCCCCTCGTGCATGATGGATCCGAACGGCGGGTTGACGTAGTTCGATGCGCCCCATTCGCACGTCAGCCCATCAAAGCCTGCCGGTAGTGGGCACGGGCATGGGTCAAACGTGAACCCAAACTCGGCGTCGAGCGAGGCATATAGCGCGGGCGGCGTCAGCCAATAGTGCTTGCCGTCATCGCCGTTCCCGGCGTGGAACTTGTTCTTCTCGGGCGGCAGCGTGCTCTGGTGCGGCATGGCGTCCACGGTGTTGGCTGGCTCCTAGACTGGGGTTTCGTGTTCAGCGGAACGTCGGCTCTTGCAACATCGCAGCGTCAATGGCGGCGCGAAGGCTTGGCTTCTGCTCGCCAATGAAAAAGCGGCGCATGAAGCGCCACCCGCTCCGCTCGCCCTCAACGGCGGGGATGTGGTCAAAACTGATGCCGGTCGAGCTCTTGCGCGACTGCTTCTCAAGCCAGTCCAGGCGTTCAGTATCGGTCATGTCGTCCTCCCGGAGGAGCCGGGGCCGAAGCCCCGGCGGGTTGGTCAGGCGGCTTGCGTCGTCGCTTGGAACTTCAGGCTCTTGTCGCCGGTCGGGCCGTAGACCCACACGCCCTTCACGAGGCCGAGCTTCTCGGCGATTTGCGGGATGAGGCGGAAAGCTTCGCCGCCGGTCGGGTTGCTGGGCCGGCTCTTGCAGCTACGCGCGAACTTCTCGGCGGCGGCGATCTGCTCGGCGGTGAAGGGCTTGTCGAACTTCATGATGGCTGCTCCGTCTCTGTGCCTCCCTTGTATCTCCTCACGCCCTGCCGTGCAAGAACTATCTGCACGAACTATGCAAATTCTTTCCGCAAAAACCTTTGCCGTCGGCTGCCTGCTCCGCTACAAGACAGCATGGCAAGCGACGAAGGCGTCCTGATCGGCTACGCGCGGGTCAGCACAACTGACCAGAAACTTGATTTGCAGATGGACGCGCTCCGCAAGGAAGGCGTGTCGCAGACGCGCATCTACACGGACAAGGCGAGCGGCGGGCCTGGCGTGAACCGGCCCGGCTTCGCCGCGGCGATGAAGGCGTGCCGCAAGGGCGACGTGCTGGTGACGTGGAAGCTGGACCGGCTCGGCCGCTCGCTGCTCGAGGTGCTCGAGGTGTGCCAGCGCCTGGAGAAGAAGGGCGCCGGGCTGCGGGTCATCACCGACAAGATCGACACCAGCTCGGCCATGGGCCGCTTCGTCCTGCACATCCTGGCCGCTCTCGCCGAGATGGAGCGCGGGCTGATCGTGGAACGCACGCGCGCCGGGCTGGCATCAGCGAAGGCGCGAGGCCGGGTCGGCGGCCGGCGGCGCACCGTCACGCCGGAGCAGGAGGCGAAGGCCATCGAGATGCTCCGCGCTGGCAACTCCGTTCCAGCGGTGGCCGAAGCCATCGGCGTCAGCAAGAGCCTGATCTACCAGCGGGCCCGCGATGAGTGGGCGCCCCGCATTGCCGAAGGAGGCGGAAAGTGAGCGTGCAAGAACCGACCGATCAAGGTAGATCGCGCTTGGAGCCCAACACGCCGGGTATTTGCGCCGGTGAGGGTAAGCCGCAAGGCCCGGCGCGGATGCAGAGGGGATGCAACCCGCAGCCGGTGGGAGCCCGGCACCTTTGAGCGACGCAGCAGAGAAGCCGAAGACGATCGGGCAGTTCTACGTCCGCGGTCAGGCGCCGGCCGAGAACCGAAGTCAGGATGACTTCTACCCCACGCCGCCCGAGATGACGGAGGCGCTGTTGTCGGTGGAGCGGTTCCAGGGCCGCGTCCTTGAGCCGGCGTGTGGTGATGGCGCTATGTCGCGCGTGCTGGAAGATGCCGGCTATTCGGTGGAAAGCCTCGATCTGGTGGACCGCGGCTATGGCGTCGGCGGCAGGGACTTCCTGCTTGAGCGCGGGCCGGTGGAGAACATCGTGACGAACCCGCCATTTAAGCTGGTAGAGCCGTTCATCTATCACGCGCTGTCCCGCGCAACGCGGAAGGTCGCCATGCTGGGGCGACTAGGGCTGCTAGAGGGGCAGCAACGCCGCAAGCTATGGGACGCGCATCCTGTCGCGCGGGTGTGGGTGTTCTCGCGCCGCATCTCCTGCATCAAGCCCGGTGACGCGGAGTATGGATCGCGCGGCGGCAAGGGGGGGATGATCGCCTACGCTTGGTATGTGTGGGATCGATCCCACCGTGGCCCCTCGGAAATCGGATGGATCTGATGGCAACCGAAGTCCAGCAAACGACCGATGACGAGCTTACCCGGCTACGCGCCGACGCTGCGCGCCTAGATGCCCTAGACCGGGCAAACGCCGCACTGAACCAGCAATACGGCACGACCTACCGCTGGCGCTGCGACGCGAACCACAACCGGGTGTCGCTGACGGACATGCACGCCAGCGGCTACCCCACGGTGCGGGAGGCCATAGACGCATGGCGGGCAGGCAAGCGATGAACAAGACGACCATCAGCCGCCCGTGCTGATGCACTACCACACGCTCGCAGTCTGGGCCGCCCACCAGCTCGCCGAGATCGCGCCACCCCACCACCGGGCCGCACCAGCAGCGCAGGCCGGCGCAGAGGCCTTCGTGCCAGCCGGGCGGGCCATCTATCAGGCCGCGGGGGCGGGCGGCCTCGGCGGGAGGCGGGGCGAGGGCGGAGAAGAGGTCGCCGCTCACAGCACCACCCACCGCACCAGGTGCGCCGCCACCCACAGCGCGAACAGCGCGCCTGCCAGCACCGGGGCGAGCCAGGGCGCCAGGAGGGTAGCGCGGACGTGGCGGGGGCTCATGCCGCCACCTCGATAAGCGCCAGCACCAGCGCGTCGGCCTCTGGCCAATCGTCGGGCACTGCGGCCGCCTGCTCCGGGGTGCCGTGCAGCAGCGCCGACATGCTCGCCTCACTCTCGGCCAGCGCCCGCGCCGCGCGTTCCACGTCCAGCAGGCGGGATAGCCTCGCCGCCGGCACGATCAGCAGCTCGGCGGCGGAGATGCGCTCCACCGCCAGCCGGCCGATCCCGCCGGCGAAGCTCGCGCCAAGCCCGGCGCGCTCCACCACCGCGGCGGCGATGGCATCGGCGGCCTGTTGCTCCGGCGTCATGCGCGCGCCTCCATTTCCTTGTCGATGATCGCCCGCACATAGGCCAGCTGCGCAAGGTCGGCCGCCGGGTGCACGTAGACGGAAACGTTGGCCGTGCCGCGGATTACCCCGCCGAAGAACGGCACCGTGCGGCCACGCTGGGCCGGCTGGGCGGGCGCCACGGGCGGCGCGACCGGCGCACGGGCGCCGTGTCGGCGCGGGTCTAGCAGCGCGGTCATGCCGCCCGCCCCTTCTCACGCTCGGCCAGCACCTCGGCGTGCCAGGACGCCACCAGGTCAATGCGGAAGCCGAAGTCGCGCGCCACGTCGCGGACCGACTTGCCCTTCCGCAGCTCCTGCTTCGCCTCCAGCTCGTCGCGGCCGTCTGGGTCGGCGGCGTCTCCAGCCAGCGGCGCGTCGTGCTTGCTGCGGCCGGCAATCTTGGGCGGCGGCGGCGCGCCAGCGGCGAGCGCCTCCTTCCGCGCCACGATGCCGGCCTTGATCTTGTCGCTGGTCGCGGCGCTGGCCACCGCACTGGTCGGTGCCGGCTTCGGCGGCGGCGGCGTTGGCTTCTCCGCCGGCGGAGTGACGCGCGCCGGCTGTTCTCCCCGCGCCCATGCCGGCGCGGCGAAGATCAGCGCGCCTTCCTCGATACGGTTCTCCGCCGGCTCGGCCCTGCGGCGCTCGGCGGGCAGCCCGGGGAAGTGGAACGTGGCCCCCAGGCAGGAATTTGCGCCGGAGCCGTGCAGCGCATAGCCCGCGCCGGGCTCATCAGTCAGCGACAGCCGGACCAGCCCCGCGGCCATGTTGCGCTGCACCCTGACCCGCTGCTTTGGCTGCCAGCCGAGCGTGTCGCGCATCTCGCGGCCGATCGTGACCGCCATCATCGGCCGGCCGGCATCCGGCACGCGCAGGGCGACGGTCACGCCCGGCGACTGCTTGATGCGGACGCCGCGCTGCGGAACGATGTCTTCCCACTCCATGGTCAGGCTCCTTCGCCCAGCGCCGCGACAAACACGGCCTCAATGTCCTGAACCGCTTCTCCGTAACCGCGC